ATAATTGTATTTCCTTCAATACTTTTACATACAATTACTCCTATAACAAAAGGTACAAGACATTCTTTAGTTCAATGGTTTAGTGGACCAGACTTTATATAATGAAAGCAATAATAAGTAATAGAATATACATGGAACCTTCATCAGAAGACGTAGCTAAGATAGACAAAGAACTAACTTATGCTATTCCTTCTTATAAGTACGGCGATCCTCCCATTGTTATAAAAAACATGGCTAAAATAAGGGGCAAGTTAATAGCGATACCCGTAGGTAGAACAGATTTAATACCAGAAGATTTTGAGATAATAGATAAACGAGCTGTAGTTCCAGTAGATATTCCTCCATTTAAGTTAACTTTACGACCAAGTCAACAAGCTGTGTATGATGAGGTTGATGACAATGCTATAATAAACGCTTGGGTAAGTTGGGGAAAGACATTTACTGGGTTAGCTATTGCGGGAAAGTTAGGACAAAAAACCTTAATAGTAACTCATACTTTACCTTTACGTAAGCAGTGGGAAAATGAAGTAGAAAAAGTCTATGGTTTTAAACCAGGCATCGTAGGTAGTGGTAAATTTGATATAGAACCTCCTATCGTAGTAGGTAATATTCAAACATTATATAGAAAAGTTCCAGAAATTAGAACAAAATTTGGGACAGTAATACTTGATGAAATGCATCACGTTAGTAGTCCTACCTTTTCAAGAATCATAGATAAAAATAGTGCTAGATATAAGATAGGATTAACAGGAACATTACAAAGAAAAGATGGTAAACATGTGGTTTTTAGAGATTACTTTGGAGATAATGTCTTAAAACCACCAAAAGAAAACTTTATGGTGCCAAAAGTTGATGTCCTAAAAATGAATATTCGTTTTATGGATGGATCATCAATACCGTGGGCTAATAGAATAAATGAATTAGCTTATAACCCAGAGTATCAAAACTCTGTGGCTATGACTGCAAGTGCATATGCTGCACGAGGTCATAAAGTATTAGTGGTATCTGATAGAGTAGATTTTCTAAAAAACTGTGCCAAACTCACTGGTGATAATGCAGTTTGTGTAACGGGATCAGTACCACACGAAGAAAGAACAGAAATTATAAATCAAATATTTAAAGATAAAAACATACTGTATGGGACACAAAGTATCTTCTCGGAGGGCATATCTTTAGATATTCTTAGTTGCTTAGTTTTAGGAACTCCAGTAAATAATGAGCCTTTACTTACACAGCTAATTGGTAGGATTGTTCGTAATTATGAAGGAAAGAAACAACCTACAATAGTTGATATACATTTAAAGGGGAATACCGCAAGGAGACAGGCAAACGCACGACTTGGCTACTATATTAAACAGGGCTATGAAGTATCAACCCTATAACAACCTCCGAAAAATATTACTTGACAAACATTTAAAAATTTGATATAATATAATGATAAAATATAATTGGGAAAAGATATTGGACATAACCGAAGGAGACGCAGGATCTATCATTCAGATAGTTCATTTATTAACCTATCCTCGTATTCCTTATAACTATCGTGATCCCATTTATAAATACTCAGGGCAAAGTTTTGAGGGACTAAGTTATTTAGTAAACCCAAAAGAACTTTTGCGAAATAAATCACTATATTCTAAAAGAGAAATTGCCGAATATATCGGGGTGGCTTCTTATCGAAATATACATGATTATAGAGAAACAGGGGAAACCACTCTTCCTTTAATAAATCTGCCTATGTTGGCAGATATATTTGACGACAACAGACTTCTTTATTTTAAAGATGGGATGGTACACTTTAAATATGAAGAAGACGCTTAAATAACAGAGAAAAACAATGGCTATAAACTTTAATGAGGCGAAAGGTAGCGCACAAAAATCAAGAATTGATCAGTATGTATACAAAAACGGCGATAATGTCGTTCGTATGGTTGGTCAGTTACTACCTAGATATGTGTACTGGGTTAAAGGCGAGAATGGAAAAAATATTCCTATGGAATGTCTTGCTTTTGATAGAGGTACAGAAACTTTTAACAACATGGAAAAAGACCACGTTCGTGAGTTCTTTCCAGAAATCAAATGCGGTTGGGCATATGCAATTCAATGCATAGATCCAGCTGATGGACAGGTTAAAGTTTTAAATCTTAAAAAGAAACTTATGGAACAAATCATGGTTGCAGCAGAAGATCTTGGTGATCCTACTGATGTAGAAACTGGTTGGGACGTACATTTCCAAAGAGTTAAAACTGGACCAATGGCGTTTAATGTTGAGTATAGGTTACAAGCACTCAAATGCAAACAAAGACCTTTAGGTGAAAGCGAACAAGCAGCAATAGAAGAACTACGTTCAATGGATGATGTTCTTCCTCGACCTACACCTGATGCTCAATTAGAGTTATTACAAAGAATAACTCAACAGGGAAGCACTGATGCACCTGAAGAAGTAAGTGAGGAGTTTAAACTATCATGATTGGTGTAGGAGAACATTTTCCAGCATATATTCAATTAGATGGAATTGATAGAGACAATAATTTTGTTACTGTAGATTTTGATTCTGATGGTTGGAAAGTGATATACTTTTATCCTAAGGATTTTACTTTTATTTGTCCTACTGAGATAGTACAATTTGACATGATTACTCCAGAAGCTGAAGTTATCGGTATAAGTGGAGACAATGAATTTTGTAAACTCAACTGGAAACAAAGTGATCCTAGATTAGGAGACATACACCACACACTTGCTGCTGATTGTGGATTAAGTCTTTCTCACGCTCTCGGTATAGTAGCCGATGAGGGTGTTTGTTTAAGAGCAACTTATATTGTTGATGAAGGAGGAATGATTCAACATGTATCAGTTAATGCTCTTGATACAGGTAGAAATGCATACGAAATAGAAAGAACTCTAAAAGCACTACAAGCTGGTGGACTTACTGGCTGTGGATGGCAAGAAGGAGATGGTTTCGTAGCATGATTCTATTTACGGCAGACTGGCATATAAAGCTAGGGCAAAAGAATGTACCTTTGCCGTGGGCTTGTTCTCGCTATGAACTATTTTTTGAAGAAATAAGAAAAATAGAAAAGTATGCAGAAATGCACATTATTGGTGGTGATCTATTTGATAGAGTGCCATCAATGGATGAACTTACTTTATACTTTGATTTTATTAAAGATGTTAGTATTCCAACTTACATTTTTGACGGAAACCATGAAGCGACGAAGAAGAATAAAACATTCTTTTCAAACCTAAAAAGAGCTACTCAAGATGTGAATGATCTAGTTACAATAGTAGACAAGACCACAGAGTTTGAGTGGGGAACAATTCTACCTTACTGTGATTTACACAAGAAAGGATCAATAGAAAAATGTAACCCAGAAAAGTATCTTTTTACTCATGTGAGAGGAGAAATCCAACCACACGTAACACCAGAGGTTGATCTGGATAGATTTGAGCCTTTTCCATTAGTGTTTGCAGGAGACTTACATAGTCATACGAATACACAAAGGAACATAATCTATCCAGGCAGCCCAATGACTACATCTTTTCACAGAGACATAGTTAAAACAGGATATTTACAAATCCTAACACCAGGATACTGGGAATGGCATGAGTTTGATTTACCACAACTTCTTAGAAAAACAATAACATCAGAAGATGAGATGACACCAACTGACTATCATCATACGATCTATGAGATAGAGGGCGATGTAGCAGATTTGGCAACAGTTAAAAACTCAGAACTTCTTGATAAGAAAGTAGTAAAACGAACCACAGAAGCAACACTTAATTTAAAGAATATGTCTATTGATGAAGAATTAGTAGAATATCTAAGTGCTATTCTTAATTTACCAAACGATAAAATTAAAAATATAATGGCAGTATTTAATGATTACTCTAAAAACGCTACAATGGGATAATTGTTTCAGCTATGGTGAAGGCAACGAACTTAACCTAGATGATGCAACACTAACACAACTTGTCGGTGCTAACGGACAAGGAAAGTCTAGTATACCTTTGATACTAGAGGAAGTTCTTTTTAATAAAAACTCAAAAGGCATTAAAAAGCAAGAAATACAAAACCGTTTTATCAATCAAGGTTATCACATTAATCTTACTTTCTCAGTAGATGAAGATGAGTACGAAATTGATGTAATAAGAAAAGGAAACATTAAGTGCAAACTCTATGAGAATGGAGAAGATATTTCTTCACACACCGCTACTAATACATATAAAACAGTACAAAATCTACTTGGACTTGACTTCAAAACTTTTACTCAACTTGTGTATCAAAACACAAATATGAGTTTACAATTTCTTACGGCTACAGACACAAATCGTAAGAA